TACGTTTACCCTGACGCCTCAGGCGGCAATCGCTCCACCAACGCCACCCGCACTGACATTCAAATTTTGGAGTCCTACGGGTTTAGCAATCAATCTGGGCGGTCTAACCCTGCCGTTCGTGACCGCGTGGCCGCCGTTCAGGCACTGCTGGAAAACGGGAAGGGCGAGGTGCGGTTGACGGTGGCGCAGGGCTGCACGCGGCTGATCGAATGCCTAGAGCTGCAGAGCTGGACGGAAAAGGGCGAGCCGGACAAGGAGGCGGGCCACGATCACATGGTTGACGCCTTGGGGTACGTGGTCTGGCGTGAGTTCAACCCGCTAGAGGCAAACGCGGGTCGTGGCACTGGCATCAGGCTGTATTGATTGGGTATATTCCCGCCGTTTGGTTGGGATCTGGTGCGCGCCTTCAAGTTCCGCACGGTCAAGGCTGTTCGCTCGGTGCTGCTGCACAACGGTGGCTGGCTTGACGTGATCCGCGACGACCGGCAACTGCAGTACGCGCCGCGCCTGTCTGCTGATCAGCCTGAGCCGTACGGGCCTTGGGATCGGCTGGGCCTGCTGGAATGGGCACACGACAATTTGTGAACTGACCACTGGGGTGCTTGTCAGACGGCAGGGGTATACCCCATAATTAGGGGACAGGGGGCGACCCCACCACACACAAGACCATGACCCGCCAAGAAATCGCCTACGCCATCCAAGAGAACACCAAGATGGCCGAGTTCTTCAAGGCGCGTAACGCTGAGGGCGACGCAGCAAAAGCCCAACAGTGCCTTGAATGGAACATTCGCTTGCTTTCTACGCAGCCCGACGACGACACCCACTTTGACAACATCTGATCACCTGCCCCTTCGGGGGCTTTTTCTTTTGCCGCTACTCTGAAGCCGCCGCAACATCACAATGTCTGCTCCCCTTTGGCACGACCTTGAAGCCGCCTTCGACTCAACAGTTGATGACGCCTGTTACGAGTTCAACGAGGCCGCATCCGCCATGCTCACCGCCATTCAGCAATGGCTTTATGACGAAGGCTTTGATGAAGCTGCCGACGCCCTAGAAGACGAAATCACCCGCGCTGACGAAGCCGAATAAACTACCCGCGCTGGGTCGGTTCTGTCCGTAAGGCTGGACGCCGTGTGTGGCGGTATCGGAGGCCCAGCCATTATTTAGGCCTAACCTAGAACCATAGAATTTGTGTATGGCTAGGCGCAAAGAATGACCTACACCGGTTTTCGGCATTACGACCGGCTGCTGACGCGCACAGCAACGCAGGTGCAAGACCCCAACGGTGCTTGGGCTGCACAGGAAGCACACTGGATATTGATTGAAGACCTGCTGGAAGGTACCTACGGAATGCGGCGTAAGCATCGCCGTTACCTGCCGCAGGAACCCCGCGAACAGGACGAGTCCTACGACAACCGTTTGGCCCGTTCAGTTTGCCCGCCGTATTACCAGCGCCTTGAGCGGATGCTGGCCGGCATGTTGACCCGTAAGCCAGTCCGTCTTGACGATGTGCCTGATGTCCTGCGCGAACAACTGTTTGATGTAGACCTGCAGGGCAATGACCTGAATATTTTTGTCTACGAGCTGGCCCGAAAAATGGTCCGCTACGGTCACGCCGGTGTTTTAGTTGATTTCCCTTCTGACTCTGAAGACGAACTGCAGAACATCACTGACGCTGCCAACCTTCGTCCTTACTGGGTCACCTACACCCCGCGTGACATCCTTGGTTGGCGATCTGAGGTCAGCAACGGCGCCCAGCGTTTAACCATGCTGCGTCTGATGGAGCGGGTGGTGGTGCCCGACGGTGAATTTGGCGAAAAGTACGTTGAGCAGGTTCGTGTCCTGCGTCCAGGCTCCTATCAAGTCTTCCGCCAAGACGACACCAAGGGCGCATTCACCGAAGTTGCCTCGGGCACCACCAGCCTTGATTACATCCCCTTTGCCGTCGCCTACAGCAATCGCACTGGCCTGCTGGAATCCCGCCCGCCGCTGGAAGACATTGCAGAGCTGAACCTGAAGACCTACCAGATCCAAAGCGATCTGGACAACATGCTGCACATCAGTGCCGTGCCGATGCTGGCGTTGTTTGGCTTCCCCAGTTCCGCCGAGGAAATCAGCGCCGGCCCGTCTGAAGCCCTTGCCCTCCCCGCCGAGGGTCGCGCCGAGTACATCGAACCGGGTGGCCGTAGCTTTGAGGCTCAGTTCCGTCGCCTTGAGCAGATCGCGGCGCAGATCAACGAACTGGGTCTGTCTGCTGTGCTGGGCCAAAAGCTGAGTGCCGAAACTGCCGAGGCCAAGCGGATTGACCGCAGCCAAGGCGACAGCACCATGATGGTCATTGCTCAACAGGTTCAGGATCTAATCGACAACTGCCTGCGGTATCACGCCGACTTCCTTGGCCTGCCGCAATCGGGCAGCAGCTTCGTTAATCGTGACTTCATCGCTGCACGCCTTGAGCCTGCCGAAATCCTTGCCCTGTTGCAGACCTACACCGCTGGCGTGATCAGCCAAAAAACGCTGTTGGATCAACTGGCCGAAGGCGAAGTGCTGGGCGATGACTTCGACGTTGAGGAGGAGCTGGAAGCAACCCAGACCGGCGGATTGATTGAAATGGGCGGTCCTGAAAACCTTGGCAGCGAAGACATCACCGGAGAAGAGATGATTCAGGAAGACAACGAAGAACCCGTCGTGATGCCTGAGTAATGACCCAATCAGGCGTTACACCCCGCCTGCTCAATATTGAGCAATTCAAGCGGCGTATTAACCGCAAAGATCCTGTTGCCAATATCTACCGCAACGCCATTGACCTAAACCGTTTCAGCAATGCTGTTGCCGGCCAGATCGTTCGTGATTACAACAGCATCATCCTTAGCGCCGTTGATGACCTGCGGCGTATTGATATTGGTGTTCCTACGGCAGGCGGTGGCATCGTTAGTCCAGCGTCAGTTCAGGCGCAACGGTTGCGCGTAATCCTTGCCCAACTGCGGGAATCACTAGACGGATGGACTAATCGCAGCACGGCATATGTAGCCGGCGAGCTACAAGGTTTAGCCGAACTGCAGACCGAATTTGTTACGGATCAAATCAAACTGGCGCTAACTGGTGGTGTTGTTGACGAACGCCAATTACTACCGTCACAGATCAACGCCGTAGCTCAGGTCAACACTGTTCAGGTTGCCCCAAACTTTGCCGCGACCGTCGCAACTGTTGACCCGACAGATTTGAACTTCACGCTGCCGGGCACTGGTGGTTTCAACCTGACTGCCGGCCAAGGTGCTGCCATCACGCTGCCCAATGGTGATGTAGTGGCCAAGGCATTTCGCGGCTTAGCCGAATCCCAAGCTCAACGGTTTAACGCCATTGTGCGAACAGGCATTTTGACGGGTGAACCTACAGCCCAGATTGCCCGCCGTCTCGTTGGCAGCCTTGAGTTTGGCGAGCTGGCACGCACCGCAAAGCAACAGGCCTTAGCCGGCGGTGAACTAACCAAGATGGCCGACCATCAGATCATGACCGTCGTTCGCACGAGCGTTCAGCAGGTTTCCAATGCCGCCAGCCAGCAGGTTTACGAGGCCAATGAAGACATCACCAAAAAATACCGTTGGCTTGCTGCGTTGGAGTCCAGAACTTGCCCGATCTGCCGTGAATTGGACGGCAAGGAATACAAATACGGCAAAGGTCCAACCCCGCCAGTTCACTTCAACTGCCGCTGTACAACGATTGCAATTATTGATTACGAAGGGTTGAAGATTCCGCCTCCCGATTGGGGCACGGGTCCATCCGTTCGCGCCAGTTCAACAGGCCAAGTAAAAGGCAACGTGACTTTTGGCGAATGGCTGGCTGATCCTAAAAACGCAAAAGTTAGAGAGGAGACTTTGGGCAAAAGCCGCGTACCTTATTTTAACAAGCTGTCTAAAAAGTACGGTCCGCAAGAGGCATTGGCGCGAATGGTGCGTGAAGATGGTGGCGAAGTTACGCTGGTTGAGCTGCAGCGACTGTATGGACCTCCCAAAGATTAGGTATTACCTAGACGGTCGCGTTTATTCCGATTGGGTTGAGGTTGAGCACGGCGAGGCAATCATTGAAGCCAGACTGCAGAAGCTGGACGACGGCGGCATTGGCTGGGTTGATAAGTCGGGCCTAAAGTTGGATCACCTGCCACTGCCCCATGGCCAAGAAGCCGACCAAAGCCGAAAAGAAGATCGGCAAGGTGATGAAGGAGTACAAGGAAGGCACCCTGCACAGCGGCAAGCCCGGAAAGGGCAAAGGCCCCGTGGTCAAAAGCCGTAAACAGGCCATCGCCATTG